ACACTGTCAACATCAATCAACTTTTTGACGTTATACAACCAAGTAGTAAGTTCTGGACCAATACCAGTACCACCAAGCTTAGAAACCGTTAATTTATCTCCAGGTAAGTAATAAGAACCTGTATCTGTTAATGTAGTTTGTTGAGCATCAACAATACCAACAATATTCATTACAACTTCTTGAGGAGTTCCCTTATTAAGGTAAACTCTAAAGTTTGATGTTACTTCAGTAGCAGAATCCCAATCTTCAACTATATTATTAACTGAACGAGTACATTCAATAAACTGGTTAAGTGATTTCTCTTTATATTGTACAAGTTCTGCATCAGATCCAGTACCGATTAAAAATTCACCGTTTCTTTCTGGCCAACCGATAGTAGAGTCAACTGTAATAATACCATCGGTAAAATTCAAAGGCTCTGCAAGTTTAGTCTTATATGGAACTGTAAACGTACCATTAATAGTTTCTTCAGAAAGAACCAATTCATATATTGTTAGTTCTGAAGTTTTAATAGAAATAAAGTTTTCTACAAGAGCACTTGCTGCTTGAACATTATCATCTGCTATATCTCTATCTTGTATCAATAAAGCATCTTTTATATTATTAGAATCACCACTAACCAAAGTTGCCCGAAGAATTGTATCAATAGACCAAGTAGCATCAGAAGGCTTAATTATTTGGTCTTTTGGATATGAAATGCTTACAGTTTCACCATATAATAACTTAAAGAGATAAGCAATACTATAAGAAGTACCTTTAGAAGCATAAAAGTCCTTAATAGTCTTAATTGCTGTTCTAACGTCAATTTGAGAGTAATCTAGAGAAGGTACATCAGGTAAGAACTGTTCTGTATACTTATCAAGCAATCTCTTGATGAATAACGCATCTAAACATTTAACAGGAGTATTTGTAACTGCTGTAGCTGCTACTGTAACATCAGAGAATATTGCATTACCATCTTCAGAATATTCTTTAATACCACTTGCTGCTCTAGCACATCCTTCAAATTTTGCTTTACTATATCCAGTACCATTTTGATTTACTGTAAATCCAGTAACTTCATTAAGTCCAACTGTAGCAGATGCTTCTGATGAAGGTGGTTCTTGAATAAAGATAGTTGGAGGTTCAGTTGCACTATATCCAGAACCAAAATTGGTTATATTAATATCAATAATCTGACCATTGAAAATAGATGCAACAGCAGTAGCTCCAGTACCACCAGCATAGTTACCAAGTTGATCTACTCTTTCATCAACAATATAAACTGATGGAACATCTTGATATCCACTACCACCATTTAAAAGTTCAATATCGGTTACTCTTCCATCACCATCAACTTTTGTTTGGAGAATTTGTGCTCCTGTTGGATCTACAACAGCAACTCTAGGAGTTCCTACATATCCCTGACCAGCATTTAATACCTCAACAGAAGTAATTCTTCCATCTGTTAATACTGCCCTCAATGATGCTTTAATACCATCTTCTTCAGTAGGTTCATCAATATAAATGTCAGGTACAGTTGTATAACCAATACCACCATCAAGTACAGTTATACCACCACTAACAGAACCGTTAGATATTGTTGGAGGGGCAATTTTACCGCCTCCAGGTTGCCTAAAGCTAAGTCTAGGTGTGAATGTATATCCACTACCTGAATTAAGTACTTCTAGTCCACTAACAGCACCATTTGTAACAGTTGCTCTAATACTTGCTGTTGTAGAACCTGGTTTTGTAGGTGCTTGAACATCTACTAAAGGTGGGTTTGTATCACTATATCCATATCCTCCATCAAGAAGAGAAACACTCTTAATACCATTAACTAATGCAGTTGCAGCTGCTCCAGATCCATTTTCAGACTTAATAGAAACTTTTGGTGGATATTCAAACCTATAGTTACTACCATTAGTATTTGTAGAAATACCAGTTAAAGTACCAGCATCATCTATACGTGCATACCCAACAGCACCTGCACCGAAAGAAGGAATTGGTGCTTCAACAGAGTATAATGATAAGAATCTACCATTTAAAGGTGCTTCTTTAAATATAAACTGATTTCCATCAATAAAGAAGTCTACTTTTGGAATAAGAAGTTTATTATCATAAATCGCTAAAACATACTCATCTATAACAGGTTCGTATGAAACACCACTTCTTGTTATAGTAAATTGACGCTTACCTTCACCAAAACTATTAGATATATTATCAATTGAAACAATATTACTTTCAACAAAACCACTCAAATATGTAATGAAAGTTAAATCTGCCCCATCAGCATCAAGTTTTTGTCTAGGAGCAGTTGTGAAGATTATATCAGTACCTTCTACAGTATAATCTATATTAGGAATTAGAACCTCACCATAAGACTGTACAATCAAATGTTGTGCAGAAGGTGGAGCTACAGGATTATTTTGAGAAGTTAATGAGAATTTTTGAGTAGTTCCATCAAATAATGCCAATGGACTTGCAAGACCCAACCACTTTAATTTAACCTGTTCGTATGAAATACCTGGACTTAAAGCAATATTAGGAGCATGACTTACAGATTCATAGTAAATTACTTCATCACCAATTAGAATAGATCCATCGTTCTCTAAAAATGGGTCTACACTCTCTACTACTACTGTATCATTAGTTATTCCAAGGGGTTCTACTATCTTCGTTGCACCATCAAGTATTCCTATATCCAGTTTATCGATATCCAGATATTGTAAGAAATTGTTTAAAATATTTTGTCCTAGTCCAGTTTTCTCCTGCGATCTATAATAATATTCAATGAATTTATTAAAGAGAGGATACTCATCCTCAACGAACGCTGGAGTCAGTGACTTAACTGACTGGGAGACTTTATTGATATTTGCCATCTAAGTTAGAAACAACTAGAAGTGAGAGAACCTGTATTATTAATTGAAGTAACTTCAACTAGAGTTGGTGCTTGGTTAAACACCTTTGGTGTCAAACTATTTAGAGGTACAGTAGGAGGTGGTGTTGTACCAACTGGAGCTACTGTGACTTCAGGATTAATGACATTGATTATTGTTCCAGGAGTTGATGCTGGAATAGTAGAACTGTTAGAAGGTATAAACAGAGTTGGTAATTGAAGATCTGTTGGTAATAAAGATGTGTCAATCACACTACCTGTGCCAGTAACAGCATCAGAAAGATTTAAATTGGTAGTTGCTGGAACATTATCCCCAGCTCCTACTATATTAATTGGTCCTATGCAAATATCACCAGTTTCATAATTTATAGAACCTGCGGAAGTATTGGTGTATACCTTCTTATTTCCAGTATTATAGAAGGTTCTCAACTTACCAAAACCATCGTCTTCAAACTGTTGATCAACACCAGGTCTATCTGCTGTTCTGAAATTACCAGATAGTATTACTGGTTCTTTCTTACAACCAGTAGTATCACTATCAACGTTACTTGGAGCACTATCATATAGGGATGAACCTGTTGATATACAATAAGTATTAGTTTGATTTGTTTGAGGTTTAATATACTTCAAAAGTGATGTTTGTACAGAAACATCACTAATTGCCTTATTGGATAAGGTAATTGCTTTTTGGAACTGTTGATTTCTAAATGTTGAGTTGAAGTTATTAATTTGAGTTTGAGTTGCCCAATCATTAACAGAACTCTGTATATTAGTCTTAATTTCAGATGTATTGTTAGTTACTCCAGTGTCATATAAAGCAAATACTTTAGGATAGACATAAAGTTCATCTGGGTCAATAACTACAGGGTCAATAGATGCCATTGCATAACTTCTAAGATCTGAAGCAATAGTCTTTTTAGTAGCATCATTTAGAGATGAACCTGTTTTAGTCTTAATTGCAATATAAACCTTACCGTAAATTGGTGGATTTAATGAGTCACCACCATAAGCAATAACAGAATCTGCATTAGAATATATTTTCTTAGTAATTACAGCATAATCTTGTGCTGTAACTGCTCTATATTGAGAAGAGTAATATCTGGGAGCCATATACTTGATAGACTCTACAGTCTCAGAAGGAGAACCTTGTTGTGATTTTTCTTTTGTTGTTAAAGTAACATCACCACTTGAAGGTTTAATTCCAAGACTATCTTCTAGATCTCCAATAAATGTAAATTTCTGAACTTCATTTGCTTCTTGACCAGAAGTAACTAAGTACTCTAAATTAATTATTTCACCGTCTTTAAGTTTTCTACCAACACTGTCATCACCAAACCTTATTTCGTATCTTTGATCTTCTCCTTCAGCAATAAAGTAAACCCTAGTTGTAGCAGTCAAATTAGTAACTGTATCAACTAAATTATACAAATCTGATGTAGTAGATGCTTCGTTTGGTTTAACAGTAACTGTTAAAGTGTCTATATCTGCATCTTCAGCAGGAACTATGTAATTTTGACTCTCAAAACTACTTACAGTATATGAAAAATCTACAATAGATCCTTCACGAATCATTAGATTATCAAATATTGCAATACCAGTGGTCGTATTAACCTCTACAGTAGTATCAGAAAGGACATTCCATATAAAGTTACCTCCACTTGCTACAGGCCCCTTAGAAAGCGTTAAACTACTAGGATATGCACCATTTGTTTGTGAAGTTTGTACCTCTAAATGTAAACATGCCTTAGAACATGTAATTGACCTTGGTACATAATTTAAAAGCTTTGCTATATTAACAATATTATCTCTTAATGTCGCAGAAGGAAGAAATGCTTCATTCATTGACATGTTAGCATTAAATGCACTATAATAAGTGTTATATGCTAAAGTATCAATAAGATAGGATAATCCTGACCCCTCAAAATCATAATCTGAAAACTCATTTCTAGTTCTCAGATAAGTTTTGATAGATGATTTAATATCCTCAAAATCTAATGCTGTCAGATTATTCGGTTGCATTATCCAGCTCTTTGTAAAACAAATTTAACTTCTTCAACAATAGGTATACCTACAATTTGATATGTTATAGTTACTGCTAGTTTATTATTTCCTGAAAAAGGAACAGCATTAACTTCTCTAAGTTGTACTCTACTTTCATGTTGATTAATGGTATTTATTATCTCACTCTTAATTGCGTCTACACTAAACGCATCTAGAGGTTCAAATAACATAGCATATACTTGGCAACCTATAGTAGGTTGAAATAATTTCTCACCAGGTGATGTCATTACCAAATTCCTGATAGACTGTTTTATGGCATTATCATCTTTGACGGCAGATACATCGTCAGTAAATGGATTTTTGCCAAAAGCCATACCAATATCTTTAAATGACCTAGACTTTGCTAGATCTTTACTACTAATCGGTTTCAGTGCCATTATCTTTAGGTGACTTATTATTAATATCCCTTCGCATCAATTTATCACTTCTGGGGTCTGTAATCAAATATTTACAGTACTCCCACCCATTCTTTTTAAACTCATCGCTCATATCAACTGGTCTATTAGCAACAGACATAATATTAGGAGATATCCTTTATTATTTATCGGGGAAAGATATATTAAATGATAGACTTATTCTTTCATTATCAGTAGTATTAGTTTGAATACCATGCATTAACCATCCAGGAAATAGCATTATATTACCTACTTCAGGTTTATACTCATGTCTAGGTGTTAAAGTCGAAAATACTTTAGATGTACCTAAATGTTGATTTGGAGTTTCAAAAAAGAGATTTCCATCTTCTCCATTAGTCTTGATATAATAAACACCAGATATGTCAGTAGCCCCATGATGATGTATATGTCCATAATTACCCTTCCTGAATAAAGAGAACCAAGATTCGCTAATTTGGCAATCTCCAGTATAATTCAAGTAATTACAATAATTCTGAATATGCTTTGCTAGTTCTGATACAAATATGCTTAATTCATATTCTTTAACTACATTTAATCTAAAGAAAACATCAGACAAATAATGACTAGCCCAACAAGGATTCATCTCAAAGCTAGTCTTCTCTAAAGCACTAAACATCTCCTCTTGTATAGGATCTAAATTATCAACTTTAGCAGAATATATCGGTGTTGGGTATAAATTTTGTATTACCTCACCACCATCAATGATAAACCTATCACTTACATGAGCTGGATTCTCTTGAACCATTAACGAAACCTCTTAGAGTATGTCATTTCTTCAACAAACCCTTTAAGAGCACTTAAAACTAATTTTCTGAAAGATACACTCGCTTCACCTTGTATTTCTTCAAACATGTACATATTCAAACGAAATGCGTAATTTGCTTCTACTACTATAGCATTAACATCTGCTTGGTCAACATCTATCATAGTATCAAGAACTCTTCTGTATGATTCTTTAAATCCTTTCTTATCCCAGATCTCAGGGAATTCATAGAACGCTAATCCTTCATTATCCAAACCTAAAGCATTTTTAGCAATACCACCAAGAATAACACCACCAGACAGATCTCCCATGTATCTTGTGTAATGATGTGCTATTAACAATTTTGGATTATCGTTTGCTACTTCTTTAATACGA